AAAGGGTAAGGACAAATGGAAAACGATGAAGAATTAAACGAAGTAGTAAATCCATATCCTACTCTTCCTATCAATGCTCAAAAACATATGTTTCAAAAAGGTAATCCAGGCGGCCCAGGCCAGACTCTAGGTAAAGTTATGGTCAGGACCATTCTGAAAAGAGTATTACAATCAGAATTTAACTTCGATAATCCCTTGACTCTCGGTAATTACAAGATGTCCGTGAATGAAGCTATAGCTTTAAAACTAGTTAAAAAAGCACTGGATGGTAACTTAAGGGCAATTGAAATGATTTTTGAAAGAGTTGATGGTAAAGTGGCGGATATGCTTCAGTTAGGCAACATTGACGATAAACCATTAGAGACCTCCTCCACTTTAAAATACGATTTTACCAAATTATCAGTAGAAGAGCTTATGTTCGTCAGAAATGTGTTAAAGAAAACTACTGCAGAGTAGTTTCTAAGACGAGGTTAAATGGAATTACCTTCACTAAAACAAGTTGATGATGCACTCGCTAAGAAAAGTTTTGCAGAATTCATAAAACAAGCTTGGCCTATTGTTGAGCACGCTACCGAGCTGAAATGGAACTGGCATATTCAAGTCATAGCTGACCACCTCGAAGCGGTAGCTAATGGTAAAATAAAAAGATTAATCATAAACATTCCCTTCAGGTGCTCAAAATCAACTCTTTGTTCAGTTATGTTTCCAGCCTGGTACTGGTTGCAGAATCCTTCTGTTAAATTCATAACTACCTCTCATGATGAATCATTATCCTTACGTGACTCTTGGGCCATGCGAAATTTAATAAATTCAGATTGGTTCAAAGATTTGGCAGGTATTGATTTTAATCTTTCTTACGATCAATCTCAGAAGAGATTCTTTGCTAATACTCAAGGTGGTTATCGTTTAGCTAGAGGTATCACATCCGGCGCTACGGGTCACACAGCAGAAGTACTTATTGCTGACGACCCTATGAATGCTAAAAAAGTAACTTCTGATGTTGAGCGAAAAACTTCTATAGATTCATTCAAAAATCAGTTCATGACACGTCTATCTCCTCCAGGGCAGGGTGCTGCGATTATCGTTATGCAAAGATTGCATCATGAGGACATGAGCGGTATTTACATGGAAGACCCTAACTGGGATAAACTTATTATTCCTATGGAATGGGATGGTGAACAACGGAGCAAGACAGCTCTAGGTTGGCAAGACCCTCGTAAAGAGATAGGTGAGCTTATGTTCCCTGAATACTTTACTCGTGAAGCCGTCGATTCTTATAAGATAAACGGCAGTCAATTCATAGCTTCACAATTACAACAAAGACCTGTAGCAGCAGAAGGCTCGATCATCAAGTATGAATGGTTAAGAACTTATAACGAGCTTCCTCATGTTAAGAAATACAGCTGGTCATGGGACACTGCGTTTAAGACAGGCGATAAAAATGATTACTCAGTAGGTACTCTCTGGGCAGAGTGTGAAAATGGCTATTATCTCGTTGATATGGTCCGTAAGAAACTTGAGTATACCGCTTTAAAGCACATGATTAAAAGCTGTTATGACTCACAAGCTAGTTCAGAAGTCATTATTGAAGATAAAGCTTCAGGGCAATCTCTTGTTCAGGATTTGAAACGATTTACACATCTTCCGATTATTGCTATCATCCCAGGTAGAGATATGCCAGGGCAGAAATCAGAGCGTTTAGAGATTGTGGCAGGTTTATTTGAATCAGGTAAAGTTTTTATTCCTGAAAAAGCAATTTGGAAACTTGATTTCGAAAGAGAAGTAACTGAGTTTGGCTTTCAACCGCATGATGATATTGTTGATAGTGTGACGCAATATTTGTTTAGAGCGATGTCAAATAAACGTAAAATAAGAATAACCGTAGTATAGACTTGAAAGTTATTGAGGAAAATATATGAAGAAGTTCTTTCAAAAACTCTTTCAACCAAAGATTGAGCGTAAGTACTCTGCTTTTTCCCAAGGCTATGAATCTCTTTACCAAACTAGAAGATTAACCCCCTTTAGAGCGTTAGAATATTATAACACAGTAGCTCCTGTTCATACTGCCATAAACATGATAGCTACGGAAGTAAGCTCTTTATATTTTATAGAATTTAATATCAGAACTGATGAACAAAATGTTGAATCAGATCTCTTATCTTTACTTAAATTCCCTAATGCTGATTGTTCTCAATATGAGTTCATGACACAACTTACTAGTTTTTATAAACTGACAGGTAACGCTTTTATCATAGCTACTGGCCCTGTGCACAAACCTGCTGTAGAATTACATATAGTTAATCCTATGAACATTATAATGAACACGGATGACTCAGGTGAACTGGTTAGTGTCCAAGTTATGAGCAATGGGAAAATTGACCAAACATTTCTTAAAGAAGAAGTAGACGGTAGGTATCGTTATTATTCAGGTGATGCTGAGCTTTGGCATATAAAGTCATTCAACTCACGTTACGCTGCAGGAGACACTTTAGGCACTTCTGATCTTTCTCCTATTCTTATTGAGATAGAGCAGTACCAAGAAGCTTCATACCATAATCTATCATTATTGAAGCGTGGAGCACGTCCTTCCGGAGCTATTAAAGTCGACGAGATGTTGACCGATGAGCAGTTCCAAAGACTCCAACATCAGTTGGAGAATTTCTACAGCGGTTCACATAATGCTGGACGCGCTATGATTCTTGAAGGCGGTGACTTTGTAGAGATGTCACAGACTAATAAAGACATGGACTTTGCTAACCTGAAAAAGGAAATCACGTCCACAATATATAATGCTTTAAAGATACCTCTTCCTATGGTTAATGCTGAATTCAGTAGTTATAATAATATGGAAACGGCCAAGTTAAACTTCTATGATAATGCTGTATTACCTACGGCTAAACGTCTTTTAGAAGAGCTGACAATATTCTTGATGCATCGTTATGATAATTTAGGTATAATAGAGCTTAGATATGATCTTGAAACTATTGAAGCCTTAGAACCCAGGAGAAACCAAGAGTTATTGAAGCTTAAGGATTCAGGCGTTTTAACTATTAATGAACTTCGAAGTCAGTTAGGTTATGAAGAGCTTGATGGTGGAGATACGTTGTTTATTTCTTCTACATTAATGCCTATTGATAGTAATCTAAGCATAGAAGATTTGGCCAAGAATATCGATGAAGTTGTAAAATTAAATACTAAAGCTTGTAAACATAAGTAAAAGGAACAACATGGCTCTTTTAGTTTACAATAAACAACAATATTTTCATAGATCACTTAAAACTAAGATGATATTGGAAAGCCAACTGAAAACAAAGCTTCTAAAACTCTATAAGAAGTATTCTTCTAATGTGTATCAAGCTTATGTATTATATGGATTACCCAACTTTCCTTTATCCTTTACCCAAGATTTAAGAGAAATATTACTATCTCATTATAGAAAAGTAGGTACTTATTTCAGTAAGTTTAATCGACAGTTTAAGAAAAAAGAAAAGAAGGTTATTTCCGAGTTAGATCGCAAGATTCAACAGCGTCTTGAATCTTACTATTATGAATTAGTAACAAAACGCGTAACGTATATAACGACAACAGCCCAAGACAACCTTAGTGCTTATGTTAGAAAACTTTCACAGTTAACAACTGAAGACGGTTTTCAATTAAGTAGGTTCGATATTGCTAAGTTTTTGAAAGATACTTTAAATTCTAGATCAGCAGGTAAAGCGGATATGATTTCCATAACGGAAACAACTCAAGTAGCTGAGAAAGCTAAAGAGATCGAAGTTGAGGAAATGGTAGGTGACGCTGATGAGTTTGAGCTTGATGAATTATTAGGCGATGATGTACCTGACGATGTGAGGGATGAAATTCTATCTATGGGAGGCGCTGCTGCTCTTGCCGCAGGTCTTATATCAATAACTAAAGTTTGGAATACTGTTATAGATGAATCTACACGCCCTGAACATGCTGACGCTGATGGTCAAGAAGTTGAAATTAGTGAGCCGTTCGAAGTAGGCGGTGAATCTCTTATGTATCCAGGAGATGATTCTGGTTCTCCAGAAAATACTATCAACTGCAGGTGCATGGTGAGTTATGATTTTTGAGGTATTTCGAGTATTAAGAAAAAGGAGAAATTAAGGTGGATAATTTTTCATCTAAAACGGCTGGTGAAGATATTGAAGATAATGAAGAGACGAAAGACTTAGATGCCGGAGCAATTAAATCCGCAGAAGGAGAGCAGGATTTAAGTCTTCCCCCCCTAGACATACCTAGTACAGAACTCAATGTTGAGGAAGAACTTCCTCTTGAGGAAAAACAAGCTGAAGAAGACCTAACTAAATATGTTCAAAAGGTTAGTTTTGATCTACTTGAGACCAAGGAAGTCGAGCGGGACGGGGTAAGGTACGGAATCATAGAAGGATATGCTTCGACGTACGGTAATGTGGACAGAGTAAAAGATATTGTAATGCCTGGCGCATTCACTAAAACTATACGGAGACACATGGACGAAGACCGCACTATCCGCATGTTTTACCAACATGACGCGAAAGAGATTATTGGTGGATTCCCTGCTGCTTTAATGCAAGAAGACCCACAAGGACTTCGGGTAGTAGGAGAGATCAATTTAGATGTACAGCGTGGACGGGAAGTTTACGCTTTAGCTAAACAAAAAGTTTTAACTGACTTTTCGATTGGTTATACAGTAAAAGACTATAAGATTAAAGACGGTGCGCGTCAACTTCTCGAAATTGAATTATGGGAAGTTAGTGTAGTAGCTGAACCTGCTAACACAAAAGCGCGTATAATACAAGTCAAAGAAGTATTAAAAACAAAGCGAGATGCGGAAAAACTCTTGAGAGATTCAGGATTTAGTCGATCTGCAGCTGCGTATGTATCCTCTCTCATAGATGAAACTAAGATTGGTCTTGGTTCTATTGAAGAGGACAATCAACCACAGCGTGACGCTGCGAAAGAAGATAGTGAATTGATTAAATCATTAACAATTCTAATAGCATTAGTTGATAAACTCTAAAAGGAATTAATCATGAGTGAAATGAATACAGAACTGCAAGGTCTTATTGCAGACGTTAAGCAAAAAATTGAAACGAAAAGTACAGAGGGTGCGGAATCTAAAACTAAAGTAGAGATTCTTGAATCTAAAGTAGCTGAACTTGGTGCTAAGCTTGCTGACGAGACAAAAACACAAGAATTTAAAACGAATATTGAAAGTAAGCTTTCCGAAGTCGAAAAGACTTTGAAGGAAGTAGAGAAAAAAGTTTATAGAATCTCTTCTAATGGTGGAAAAGAAATGAATACAGAACTTAAAGAATTTTCCTCATTCTTACGCACGAATGATGTAAAGTATCTACGTACGGACCGTGACCCCGATGGTGGTTATTTGGTACCTAATGAAATGTATAACCAGATTGTAGAAACGATTGGCGAAGTCTCTGATCTTCGTCGTCTGGCACGTGTGGTTCAGATCAGCACTAAAGCCCTTGACGTCGACCGTCGTGATTCCGATATGACAGTTAACTGGGTAGGAGAAGGTGCTTCTGCTACTGAGTCAAAGCCGCAATATGGTCAAATCATCATCCCTGCTAACAAGCTTATGGCTGAAGTTCGTATTACGCACGAGCTTCTTGCCGATGCTGCTTATGACATGGTAAATGAGATTAATAAAGGCGCAGCTGCTAGGTTTGCTATAAAAGAAGGTATTGCTTTCTTGACAGGTTCTGGAGTTAATGAGCCAGAAGGTCTTTTGTCAGCCGCAGGTATTCTAAACGTTAATTCCGGTCATGCTACTCAGATTACTGCTGATAGTATCCTTGATATGATTGGTAAGTTTAAATATCGTAATCCTGTTTTCTTGATGAATCGTGCTACATTTGTAGCGGTACGTAAACTCAAGGGAGGTGACGGTCATTATCTTTTGCAACAAGGACTTAATGGTAATCTTGACATGAGGCTCGGTGGTTCTGCCGGTCTTATTGCCGGTGTTCCTGTAGTGCTTATGCAAGGTCTTGCTGATGTCGGCGCTGGCACTAAGCCGATTGTACTTCTTGACCCTCAGGAAGCTTATCTCATTGTTGACCGCGTAGGTATGCGCGTCCTCCGTGATGATTATACTCTTGCTAGTGAAGATAAAGTTAAATTTATTATGAGTCGTCGAGTGGGCGGAGCAGTGGTTAATCCTGATGCTGTTGTCGCATTGACTATCTCTGTATAACTAAAATAAAGGATATAGAAAAATGTACGATTTGCATAATAATATAAAAGTACTTAATACTAAAGCAGGAACATTGTCTAACGATACTGCGTTAGTTATTACAGCTGATTTGAAAGGTTATCTTTCTGCTGAGTTACTCATAATTACAGGCGCTCTAGGTGATGCTAACATGACTTTTGCACTTCTTGTAGAAGACTCTGCTGATAACACTACTTTCGCAGCTGTGGTAGACGATTATCTTCTTGGTGTAGAGGCTCCTGAGACTCTTGACTTCGCAGATGATAACAAAGCTATTAAGATCGGTTATGCTGGACCTAAGCGTTATCTTAAACTCACAGTTACACCTGCGGGCAACACTGATCCTTCACCTTATGCTCTTGTAGCTCGAGGCAGAAATCCTCGTGTAGCTCCGATCACAACTCAAGTAGAGGCAGCTAGCTAAAAGATAGAAAAGGAAGCAGTTTCGGCTGCTTCTTTCTTCTTATTATAAGGAAGGGATATAAAATGTCAAATGTTTTAAATAAACTTGACCGTCCTGACGCAGCTGGCGATAATGTACTTCAGTTGGGTGGGACTTGGAAAATAGGCGGAGTAACTGTAGCCTCTACTGCTGCAGAATTAAATCTAAACGATGTTTCTGCTCAAACAGAGACAGTAATCGGAGCAGGTGCTGTATCTATAGCTCTTCGATTAACTAAGCTTGCGCTTGTCGGTGCAGGTGCAGTTACTTTGGCAGTTCCTGGCGCTGGTATGCTAGGCGTAGTTAAGGTTATTACTATGACTGCTGATAATGGTGATGTAACTTTGGAACTAACCAATGTCACGGGACAATCCGCAGGTGCCGTTGCTACGTTTAATGACGTAGGAGATGCTCTTGTATTGGTCGGCGGCGTATCGAAATGGCATGTAATAGGTGAAGCTGGCGTAGCTTTAGCTTAACCTATTAAATTATCTAAGGTAAGGGGTGTCTTCGGAGGCACCTCTATATCTAATATACAGGAATACTATCATGCGAATATTTGGTAACTGGAACAATCATAAAGTTTATCCTTATAAACTAGTTACTGGCGCTGCAGCTTTGGCCGTATCTCTGGTAGAAATAAAAGCTTTCCTTAAACTAGACGCTTCTGATACTTCCGAAGACGCTTTTTTAACAATTCTTATAGAATCAGCTGTTGACTATGCTGAGAAATACACTCGTCGGGATTTAATTAATAAGACGTATATAACATACAGAGATGACTTTGAAGATTTAACAACATTGCGGAAATCAAAACTGCAAAGCATAACTCATATAAAGTATTATGATGTAGCTAACGTACTTCAAACAGTATCTTCAGGTGTATATGCAATTACAGACGAAGTAGATTATAGTGATATATATAGATTAACTACACAATTATGGCCTACGGGCGGTGTTTACGATAGGCCCCAAGCTGTACAAATCACATTTGTATCTGGTTATGGCGCGGCTTCCAGTAACTTACCTTCAGCGTTTCGCAATGCTTTAATGAATCATATTGCGCACTTATACGCTATCCGAGGTGACTGCGCTACTGCTGAAGGGTGTGTCTCTTGTGGAGCACCAAGCAACGCTATGTTAGTTTACAAACAATATAAGATTAGAGACATAATAGGTCGAACGGAGAATTATTAATGGCAACAGATACTTTAAGTTTAGCTAGCATAGCAATTACCGCAGCTGCAGCAGGTGTTGTAGTAGGTATAGGAAAAGTGCCTCCTGGCACTAAACACATAACTCTTCACTCTAATTTCACTTACGGTTCCGGAGGTACTACAGCCAAGTTTTACTTGCAGAGTTCGGCAGATGATGGAGTTACTTGGTTCGATATTGCAGCTCTGGCTCATACTACGGCTTCATTGCGTCGAATGATATCAATAGACTTAGAAGTAGCTGGCGCTTTAGCTACGGCTGCGGATGGAACTTTAGCTGATAATACTAAGATTGACGGTATCGGTGGTGATAGACTAAGGTTAAAATACACCACAGTAGGTGTATACGCAGGTTCTTCCACATATAAACTCGACTTAATTTATAGGTAAACAACAATGGCCAAATGTAAAACTATTGAGAAAGATGTCATTAGTGTGTGCATTGGTGACCTTAATAAGAAAGTGGTGATCAAATCTCGTGTTTTAACCCCTAGCTCTACTGGTTCTGTGGATTATACGGAAGTATTTACTACAGTAGCTACCGTCTGGGCCTTGGTTAAAACTAGTGTTAAAGGTAATGAAGTTTTTGACGGTACGCATTTAATGGTAGATAAAGACATCTTTACTCATGAAGTGTACATTCGATATCGTTCAGGTATAACTCAAGAAAACTGGATAGAATATAACAGTGAACATTATAATATTTTAGAT